ATTCTTATGTCCCGCTTTATCTAAGTTCAGACCTGAAACAGAAAAAGATAGATTTGAAAGAATGGCAGAACACTATATGTCAGAATATAACAGAGAGTGGAGAGACATATTAGAAGATGGTGTTGAATATGATAGTACAGGTGATGGAACTATCGTTAAAAATGAAAGAGAGTCTTTACACGGGTCAGGTAGATTAGTTAGATAATGGCTATATCGCTAAAGATCAAAGACAATTCAAAACAAGTTGGAAATAAATTTAAAAGACTAGGTTCAGCTTTACCAAGAATAATTGATAAAGGAGTTAAACAAGCTGGTTTTCAATTATTAGATATTATTAGAACTAAAACTCAAAAAGGAATAGATTTTAGAGATAGAAAGTTTGCACCTTATAGCACAGGTTATATTAAAAAATTAAATAGAGAGGGAAAGAAGACAGCAGTTGATTTATTTTATACGGGTAGAATGTTAGGTAATTTAACACCAAGTCAAGCAATCAAAAAAACAGGAAAACATAAAATAACATTAGCTTTCAATAATGCAGAGATGAGACAGAGAGCATTATATAATCAAGTATTGAATGACCCTAAAAGAGAATTTTTTGGCTTTAATAAAAGAACAGAAAATATTATAAAGAAACAATTTAACAGATTTGTACAATCTGAATTAAGAAAGTTTAAAATATGAGTGTAAGAGAAAACATAGCATCTAATTTACTTACTGTTATTTCAGCAATATCTAGTCCAGCAGTTAAGAAAGCTACTAGACAACCTTTTCCCATTGATGAACTTTCAGAACAACAATATCCAGCAGTTATAGTTCAAACATCAGAAGAAACTAGAGACGACTCAGAGTTAGGAAGTGGTGCAAGAACTAGACACGGAACTATTGATTTTATTATATCAGGATTTGTAAAAGGTGCAGAAGCTAATATTGACACTAAAAGAAACGAACTTATTACAGCTATTGAAACTGCTGTAGAAGCTGATATTACAAGAAACGGAAACGCTTTAGATACAATGGTTGTATCTTGTGAAACTGATGAGGGTTCTTTATTTCCTGTTGGTGGCATTAGAATGACAATTAGATGTATGTACGAGTATCAATCAGGAACACCATAAGGAGAAATAAATGGATAAAATAATAAATAAAATACAAAAGAAAATAGACGCAATAGAAAAATTACACGATAAAGAGAGTTTAATGTGTGAGGAAGTAAAAGACTTATTAGAAGAACTTAGAGAAAACCAAGTCGAAGACAATGTTGGTGAGGATTTTGAAGAAGAATTTGAAGAAGACGAACAGTTTGACGAGGACGAAGATAAGTAGTAAAAGGACATATTATGGCTAAAGATATAAAATTATACAAGAACGGGTATGAAGTTATTATTAACGAAACGCAACTTGATAACTTTTTAAAACTTGGTTATAAGCAAGAAAACGATAAACAAGATAAACCAAAAAAGGAAACTAAAAAATGGCAACGCATCACGGAAAAGAGGGAGTAGTTACTGCTGGTGGTACAGCTGTTGGCGAACTTACTTCATTCACAATCGAGACAACAGGAGATGTAGTAGAGGATACTCAACTATCAGATTCAACAAAATCATTTTTAGCTGGAAGAACATCTTTTTCAGGTACTTTAGAAATGAACTATGATGAAACTGACGCACAACAAGAAACTCTAACTGCTGGAAGTTCAATATCTTTTGTATTATTACCTGAGGGTAATACTGCTGGAGATCAATCTTTCTCAGGAACAGGTATTGTTACAGGTATGAGTATTAATAATGCTATGGACGCAGTTGTTTCAAGAAGTGTTACTTTTCAAGGAACAGGGGCATTAACTAAATCTACTGTATAATAATTTATGTCAGTAATAGATATAGCCAAGTCTCATTTTGAGAATTTAGGAACGCAATCAGTTGAAGTTCCTGAATGGAAAGATGATGATGGTAAGCCCGTTGTCCTTTATTGGAATCCAATAACACTATCTGAAAAAAACAAGCTATTAAAAAAATCTGATACTCTAAATGATGTCAGTTTATTAGCTGATGTATTGCTTATGAAAGCTTTAGATAAAGATGGAAACAAAGTATTTAAAGCAGAAGATAAACTAGCTTTAATGCACAAAACCGACCCTGACGTGCTGACGAGAGTCGCAACTATTATGGTTCAAGCACCCTCAGTTGATGAGTTAAAAAAAAAATAAAATCAACACCTGAAATTAAGAATTTACTTGTAGTCGCAGATAGATTAAAAATAACATTAACCCAAGTTTTACAAATGGAAGTTTGGGAGTATAATCATTGGCTTTCATATTTGCTGATTGAACAAGATGAGCATATACAAGCTATGAACAAGGCAAGACACAAATAATGGCACAAAATTTAAAAATAAATATAACAGCACAAGATAAAACAAAACAAGCTTTAAGTGGTGTTAGAGGAAGACTTGCTGGTTTAAAGAGAGCAATATTTTCAGTTCAAGGTGCATTAGTAGCATTAGGGGGTGGATTAGCTATTAGGTCTATTATTGGAACAGGCAGAAGTATTGAAGACCTTAATGTTAGATTAAAGCAATTATTCGGTTCAGCTGAAGAGGGTGCTAAAGCTTTTGATGTAATGGCAAACTTTGCTTCTAAAGTTCCTTTTTCTTTAGAAGAAATACAACAAGCATCAGGTAATCTAGCTGTTGTTGCAACAGACGCAAACCAATTATCTAAAATATTAGAGATTACAGGTAATGTTGCATCAGTAACAGGATTAGACTTTGCACAAACAGCAGAACAAATACAAAGATCATTCGCTGGTGGTATAGCTTCAGCAGATGTATTTAGAGAACGTGGTGTAAGAGATATGTTAGGATTCTCTGCTGGTGCTACAGTTTCAGCAGAAGAAACTATAAAAGCTTTTGAAAAAGTATTTAGTAAAGGTGGAAGATTTGGAAAAGCAACAGATGAATTAGCTACTACTTTTACAGGTACTCTTTCAATGTTAGGTGATAAATTATTTAACTTCAAAAGAGATGTAGCTGGTGAGGGATTTTTTGACGAACTTAAAAAAGAATTTAAATCATTAAACCAATTCATAGAAGAAAACTCAGCAGACTTTGAAGCTATTGGTAAAGCAATTAGTAAAGTTCTAACTGTAGCAGTAAAAGCTTTTGCAACAGCAGTAAGAGCAGTAGCAAAGGCAGTTGGATTTGTAAGAAGACAAATAGAAAATTTATTAAGATTAATAGGAAAAGATATAGTAGTTGAAATATCAAAAGCACCAAAAGCTGTAGAAGAAACTAATATTAAATTAGGAAAACAACAAACATTATTTGAAAAAATATTTGAAAACATACAGAAACAAAATGAAGCTTTTAATTTAGCAAAAGAGATAACAGGTGAAATAACAAAATCTGTAGGTTCTGTTTCAAAATCTATAGCAGAATCTATTGTTCTTGGTAAAGAGTTAAACGCAACAATGAAACAATTAGCACAACAAATTTTAGTTAATATTATTGCGAAGACTATTGAAAGAATAGCATTACTTGGAATTGAAAAAGCTTTAGCAAAAGGAATAGAAATACTAGAGGATAGAAAGAAAAGAAAAATAGAAGAACAGAATAAAGCATTATCAAAACAATTAGCTATAAGAACTGCTATGAACGCTTTTAACTTTATGGGTGGATTTAAATTACCATTTATGGCTAGTGGTGGTGCAGTTCAAAAAGGACAACCAACTATTGTAGGTGAAAGAGGTGCTGAACTATTTATACCAAATCAAACAGGTCAAATCACACAATCAGCTAGAGGAACAAATGCTGGTGCAGTAAATGTTAATTTTACTATTAACGCTGTAGATACTGCTGGAATAGACAGATTATTAGTTGAGAGACGAGGAACTATATCAAGAATAATAAACGAATCAGTTAATGAAAGAGGGAGTAGTAATTTAATCTAATGTCAGGTGCTTTCCCTATATCAACTGCTAAATTCTCAACTATGGGAATCAAGTCTATACAGACTACAATTATTTCTAAATCTGACTCAGGTAAAAAATTAGCACGTCAAATAGATGGTCAAAGATTTGCTTTTACAGTTAGAATAGTTACAGGAAACAGATCAGACATTTATGGAGAACTAATGGCTTTTATAATTAAGCAAAGATCAGGAAAAGAAAACTTTACAATCGTTCCACCTGAAATAAAAAATGCTAGAGGTACAGCGTCAGGTTCACCAACAGGAACAGCTAGTGCGGGTGCAACATCAATAACTTTAGGTGGTACAGGAACAGGAACTTTATTAAGCGGTGATTACATAAAATTCTCAAATCACGATAAAGTATATATGGTAGTTGCAGATCAATCAGATATTTCAACAGGAAGTTTAACAATAGAACCACCTCTAACAACAGCAGTTTCTTCAACAGATATAGCTTTTGATAATGTTGCATTTACTGTTTATTTGACTAATGATATACAAGAGTTCGGTGCTGTCGGTGCCGATAAAGACGGAAATATAATATACGAATATCAATTTGACGTAGAGGAGAGTTTATAATGAAATACTTAGTAAAACATTGGATTAATGTAGATATGATAGCAGAAGAAGTTATTGATGGAGATGGCGTAGATTTTAAAAATAATAATTTAGGAAAGTATGAAGAACCATCAGAAAATGCTAATTATGTTGTATCAGATTATGTAAAAGTAAAAAGGAGAACAATAGAGGATTATGACGAGAAGTCTGACAACAGCGATAAAGAACGAACTAGCAACGAATGATCTTAGACCCGTTCATCTTATTACAATCGGTTTTACTAGCCCTGTTAACCTTACTGATTGTTCTTTC